AATTCTTCCACTTGTGTCTCCAGTGCTTAGTCAAGTTTATTTATATATCAGCTCCTTGTGCTGTGCTATATTCTAATCCATCTGAATCAAAGAATGATCTACTCTCTGTAAATCCAAATTCATCACCCACTTCTATCAAAGCATTATCTTGAGCATCCACTTGTGATATAGTAGCACCTGTATAATGCTCTGCTATCTTGGTACTAAATTGTCCTCTTTGTACAAGTAAATTAGTTCCATTTATTTCTCTGATCCTCATCACCTCAGAATTTATCTGAATATAGGTATTGGCAGAGAGGGATGCAGCAGATGAAACTGATACAAGAGTTTGCTTTGTGGTCAACTCAGCAGTGATTGTAGTAGCAGTATCACTGTTATAATCTTTGACTGCCTGTGGCACAACTGTGTATCTCTGTGCTCTTGGTGCTCTGATAGCAGTAGAGTAATCGATTTGTACCTTCTTGATAATACCAGACTCGTCTGTTGGTATCTCGGAGTAGAAATATGTCTTTGCTATGAAGTCAAGATCATATTGTATAAACCTTCTAGTAGAAAAGTCACCTTCATACTCATCAACAAAAGACACGTTCGCAAGTGTAAATGGTATATCTCTTTTTTCTTCTACACCCTCTAACATATTCACAGTTACATTGTATGATGGTTGGAAGTGTGGTAGTATCTGCTCTAATATTTGTAAAGAATCATCTTGTAATTTTGCAGCAAAACTCAGTCTAAATCCTATTTCATAGGGGACAGGTAAAAATATTTTTTTATGTTTTGTTTTTGTTGCACCTTTGCCTGTAAATTTTGTAATGGGTGATGACTTACGACTAGGGTCATAAGCATATGATGTCAACTCAAATGATATTCTAGGCAATGATATTGCAACATTATCATCAAAGTTTGGTTGTTGTTCAATCCTTGCAAGAAATCTTTGCATAGGACCGTATGCTATGGGAACTTTTAGTTGACTTATGGTTTTACCATCAGTTCCAAATTTTTTGATTCTTATATTATTGAATAACGTACCGAAAGCAATAACTGTCTTTCTTATCGTCTCATTGTAGAAATAACTTCCTAACATTATACTTCACCAAATGGGTTTCTTTCTGTAAAGTCTAAGATGCTGCTCTGTGAGAGATCTTGTATCTCATCACCAGTTTCAAATACATCATCATCACTATAGTCAATACTATCTAGGGTGTATACAGCAGTGCCATATCCAACATTGACAATATTCTCTCCAACCGCAAAATTACCAGATAGATTTCTAGCAAGTAGAGTATTTGTTTCAGTATTCCACTTAGTCACAAACGCTGTTGTAAGTGAGGATTCACCAGTTATTATCTCACCATACTTGAACGTACCACTTCCAATTGTTGAGGCAGCACCAATGGTGACTGAAGGCGTAGCAGTATAACCGTAACCTGCATTTGTTACAATTATACTTTCAACCTGATCGGTGGTGGTATTGATTGTAGCAGTTGCGATACCTTGCACACCACCTGAAGGTGGTAGGTTGAATGATACTGTTGGAGAAGCGTAGTATCCCTTTCCTTTGAACGCTATAGAAATAGGACCTATGACACCTGCTGTACCCACACCAGCTACAGCTGATGCTCCTGTACCCTTACCGTCTTCAGTTACAAATTGGATAGTTGGTATAAAGGTGTAACCTGCACCAGGATTTGTTATATTAATACTTTCAACTCGTAGTGATTTAAAGTTACGTGTACCAGTAGTGGATGTAATTGCTACAGCAGACGCTTGTACACCACCTATAGGTGGTTCAATAATTATAGTTGGAGCATTTGTATATCCTGTGCCACCAGAAATAATATCGATTTTATGAATACCACCATTCACAATACTAGCTGATGCTGTTGCTCTTGCACCTGCATCTCCAAGTATCATTGTGACATTGTATCCTTCATCATCAAAGTCATCATCTATAGCACCAACACCAGTGTCAAATGTCTCCTCTCCGTACTCGAATGGTTCACATGTCAATTCATATGTGTAGGTATCTTTGAGTTGATAAAAATTCTCTATATCATTTACATACTTGATTTCAAATATTATATCTCTAAGTGGGAAATACATAAGATCCCCCTCAAATGGTCTTTTCTGATCCTCTACTCTACCAGTAGGTCCTGTTGCTGCACTAGGAGACTTCCAGAGGAGAGGAGCGATACCATTCTCATACCTATCTGATGATATAACTATCTTCATCTCTGCTGTTGACCTCACACCAAATTTTGTAAGGAGATTGTATCCAGAATCAAATCCTTCGTATGATGATATGTAACCTTCTATAGGGAATGCTCTATCAAATTTAGAACTTCTAATTTCCCTCATCACACTAGCACTCGTCACAAGAATACGAGGCATGTAGATAAACTCGATACCGTGCATCCTGATCTGCTCATTGACCAGATCTTGTACAAGGGTTTGCTCACCCTTACTACCTTGTAAGAAAAAAGGATTGAGTGCCATCAGCCAATCATATCAAATATGGGCATCTCGAATTCGTTTGCCATCTTATCTTCTAATGCTTGTAGTTCTGCTACACCATCATCGTATATTTGTCTACCGTTTAGTTCTATACCACCTGGTAATTTCACACCTTGGAATTTAATAAGATTCTGACCCCACTGTTTTTTCAATAATGCTACAAAGTATTTTTTTATCCATCTATCGTTATAAACCTTGGGATAATCATTAGGATCTATTACCCTGTAACACTCTATAATAAGATAGTCATCAGTCTTCATACTACTGTAGTCAGTGTCAATATATAATTTGTTTTGTCTTCTATTGAATCTTATTTGTTTGTCTGGGTGTAATATAAAATCAATATCTTCTAGGTATCTCTTGATTTGTGTATATTGAAGCAACTCCATTGAACTGAAATAATATATCTCATTCAAAAATAATTGATATGTCACATTGAACATGTTAGATGCTATAGCACGACTATCAACCTTCCAAACTTTTTCGATACCTATTACAGCATCTGGTATTTGTATAAAGTTTTGTGTCTCTTCAAATGAAAACGTGGTAGTTCCAATACCTTGAATATTTACACTAGGACTTGTAGTTGTAGTAATACCTGTTGATGTCTCACGACCTGGTGCACTGGTTGCTTGTATGGTATCTGTAAAATCTTTTGTTATCTTATGTTTTAGATACATCTTCTCCACACCATCCATGTGACGGTCTTGGTAAAAAATGATAGTATCATCTAAACAATCTTCTATCTGTTCGTCAGCAACATTGATTTCAAGAACGGGAGCACCTAGTTTCCTAAGTCCGTAATCTATAAGTCCTTGCCTAGTGTTTGGTTGTGCCATGTGGTTATTTATCTAGTGATTACAATATCAAAGTTGTCACCTTTAGTCAGACCTGTAGCAGGGTTGATGACTGTAACTGATGGGTTACCTAGAGTATAATCTGTACCAATTTCTTGGAAAATACCATTCAAATATACTTGTATGTTAGAAGATGTTGTGCTTGTATCAGTAGCAGTGAATTTGGTTTGACCTTCATTAGCAGTGAATAATTCTTCAGCATTAGCGTTCATAATTATAACTTCATCACCACCTTTAGTTGCTGTACTAAAAACGATTGGAGATCCAGCAGTGAAATCTGTACCACGTCTTAGTAAAACACCATTTAGATAACAGTGAAACTTATTCTGTGTTGCCTGTTCACCAGTGATAGTAAACGTAGTATCACCCTCTGACGCAGTAAACTGTCTTTCATCTATGGTGTGACCATAACCAACTTTGGTAACAACTCTTGTTCCTACTTCCAGTCCATAGTTGAATACAATTTGTTGGGTGCCAGATAATTGATAGTCAAATGATGCACCTGCACCAACTCTTCCTCTTACACCATTGAAGAATACTTCTACAGGATATGTCTTGAGACCATCATTATGTAAATTTGGTAATGTAAAAGTAGTTTGCCCTGCTGTGGCAGTATATGCATTCTGAGATATTGTTGTTGCTGTACCAGATCCACTCTCTGCAGTAACGAACGAGAGCGTACCAGCTCCATCCGTAGCAAGCACCTGCCCATTCGTCCCATCATCAGCAATAGGAGGGAAAGTATATCCACCAACTGTCGCAAGACCAACAGAGTGTAGGTTGTTTATCTTTCCTACTTGTAAAGTCTTTGTAGAAGGATTGTAATTATATGTTGCATCTACTCTTGCAAATCTTGTACCAGAAGATCCTGACACAAATGTCGGGAACCTAGTAGCGTTTGTTGAATCAGCAGATATTACGATGGATGAAGCAGATCCAGCAGTAGTATCACCAACGTTTATCCATTTTGTGTCTGTACCATCAGATG